ACCAGATATTTACTACTGTAGCATTTATCTGGTCTGTTTCTATATCAAGTACTACTTTCATTTTCTCTTTCTCCACACCAATTACAGGGTTCACCTTTACCAACTTCCATCATACTATGCTCTTCATCACAGTAGTGTTCCCACATTTCTGGTTTAAATAATTCTTTTTGTTTTAAACTATCATCATCAAATGGAAAGGTATGTTCTACATAAACATGTGTATTACAATTAGGACAAGATAAGTTACTTATTATATCATATCCATCATGAGCAACAGAGCCATCTTGGTCTCCTCCATGTATTAATTTTGTATTACAATGTAAACAGTTCATTAGAATGGTACCTCCTCATTATTTTCTGTATTATAATCTACTTCGTAGGGATTGTCAATCTCTTTCATACGACCTGTTTCTTTATTATAATGTAGATGTGTAGCCACACCTGTCTCACCTGTATATCTATTCTTTAATATACGAATCGTTGTAGTATTAGACTTAACTTCGTCATCATCTTGTTGATTTCTTTCTAATCCAATAACACCATCACTAAGATGTGCAATAGATGCTGAACCTCTGAGATGTGATAGAGTAATCTCTTTACCATTCTCATGTCCTGCATCACCTGATGGTCTACGTAGATGTGATACTAATAACATACCAATATTAGTTTGTTCTACAAGAGAACGTAGCTTAGTCATCAATACATCAATAGACTTTCTTTCATCTCCATCTTCTTGACCTGATACAAGTATAGATAAGTGGTCAACAAATATCCATTTACATTCCAATGCCTGTGCCATGTATCTTACTCGTGATAGTATCTCGTCATTATCAATAGAACCAAAATGGTCAAAGGCAAAGAACCTACCAGAGCCTACTGTATTCTTTTGATAATCTTGTAACTGTTCTCTACTAAATTTATCTCTAATCTCTTTGATATACAATCTAGCATTAGCTTCAACTGACATAATATTAAATGCAGTATTTTTAATACTTTCTTCTAATGCAAGTATACCTATGTTATGTTTTGTATTCTTTAGTAAGTGATGCATAAGCTCTCTCATAATAGAAGACTTACCCATACCTGCACCAGATGTAAATGTAATCAACTCACCTGTTCTCATACCATAAGTCTTTTCATTCATCTTACCCCAAGGAAAAGGTACTGTCTCACAATACTCTTCTGTGTATAATGAATCACCTAAGTCTCTAAGGTTTGTAATTCCTGCAGGAGTAAATGGTTGTGCGTTCCACCATGCTTGTGAAAACTTCTCACGTTTACCCATCTTCAGATACTCATTAGCATCTTTAAATTCCATGTTCATTATCTTACATTTGTTAGGACTAAACAACTGTGCTACTTTTTCACTAGCTTCTCTACCTTGTTTATCCATATCAAATGATATAACTATATTTTGAAAGCTATCTAAATATTCAAATGCTTTTCTGCAATCACGTACAGCAGAACCTGCTCCTGTCTTAATAGAAACACATGCCCACTTGCTACCTAGTAATTCATAGGCAGACATAGCATCTACTTCTCCTTCAGTAATAGTTACATATTTACCACCACCTGTAAATAAATCTTGTCCAAATAATACTGCATCAGTTACACTACCTTCAACCCACATGTTTTTAGTAGCTACATCTCTAATCTTATTACCAATATTGTTTCCACCACTATCAAAGTATTTATAGATGTGATGTGTATTCATATTACCATTCACCTTAACTTGTGTATGATATTTCTGTGCAGTTTCCTTACTAACATTACGTTCAGTCAACGCACCTGCTACACCTATAGTTTTTATATTACTTTCAGTAGGTATAGGTATTACTTTTTCGTGTTCCATTTGCTCTCCAAATCTAGTGTTACAAGAAAAACAAAAGCTATATCCTTCTGCATGATTGACGTTACCATCACTTGAACCACACTTAGGACAAGCACCCCTGTCTAGCCATGTTTTCTCCATTGTTTTCCCCTCATTAATATTAATTAATTATAAACTATATTCGTTAAAACTTATATAGTTTATAATTAATTAGTCTACTTCAAAAGAACTATCGTATGCTTTATTATATTCACCTAACTCAGTTTCTTTTGATTCATGTATATCTCTTTTAGCTAATTCCATAGCTTCAAAAGATTCATAGCCTTCTTCAATGTACTCATAATATCTTTCTTTAATTAATTTTTTTATTTCATCTTCTAATAAATTACTCATCTTCTTCTCTCTTTTTTATGTGACTTGCATCTGGATTTTCACTAACTAAACTGTAGCCAAAATCACTTTGAACTTTTTTATTTTTGTTAAGTTCTGTTTTTAATATACTAACTTCTGATACTAATTCTTTAACTCGAACTCTTAACGTATGAACTTCTGCTTCTTTTTGTTTAAGAGCTTCTTCATATATATCTATTGTCATTGTACCCTCATAATTTCTATGTTATCATCTACTAATGCTTTCATATGTAAATGTTTTTCATCATACAAATTTTGTAAAAAACTTTTAGCTTCTACTCTATTTTTAAAATACATTACTTCACCACTTTCTTCTTCTAATATATCTGGTAACTCAGAATTAAAAGGATAAGGCATTGCTATTACATACATATCTTTTTCCATATCTTTCCTCATTATATATTATAAATATCTAATAGTCAATAGCTAACTCAATATTATCCATGATACAGTCCAACAAACACAGAACCATATAAAAAACATTAAAAATCCTATGCCTATTAGAATCCAATTATTAAATAAAAATCCTAGTAAGTCTTGAGTTTGTTTCTCAACTTTTTTGTTTAAGTCTTTGTTTTTATTCTTCATTCTTTATCTCCTCTAACTCTTCTAAATAAAAAGGTGTTAAATAATTTTCTATCTTAGTTATCTGGTCTTGTATATGTTCTAAATCTTTTTTAGATACATCACTAGGTTCATCTAAACAAGATGCTATAGATATACTAGCTTCTCTTACTGCTTTTAATATTCTTTTACTCATCTTCATCTCCTGATATAGCACCTATCTTACCTTTAAATGGTATTACTTTACCCTCTGGTTTAATATTCTCTACCAACTCTGGGTCTGGTAAAAAACTCATTGAACCTAAGTCTATAGGTAGCACACGATTAAGAGAAAATAAATCTTCAACCTCGTCTAAGTATTGTTCAAATAATTCTTGTCCTTTAGGTGTGTATGTTTCATTACCTTCTTCATCTTGTATTATAAAATTCTTGTAATTAAATCCTACTTTTTTTTGTAGCATCAAGTCTGCAATGTTAGATGTTAATTCTATGTACTCAGGGTCATCTATAAAATATTCTTTACTCATCTTCTAAGTCCTCCTCTCCATATGTTATCTCTGAATTTGCATCACCCCATTCACTACCATGATAGGTAATGTGTACAATAGTACCATCACCTAATGGAATTTTATGTGTTGTTTCATAATCTTCATAATCTACATCTACTTCAGAAATTGCAAAATCTACTTCATCTTTTGAAAGTTTTATGTCACACTCTACAGTAAACCTTCGTGTATCTTGTGACCATTCTTCAAATCCATATTTATATTTACTCATCATCTTCCTCCTCTACTTTGCTTGAGTCAAATGCATTAGGGTTTGTATGACATACATAATCACTATGCCAAAACTGTTGGTACTTACCTTTGTCTGCTCCATAGTCGTGTATACCACCTTCTTTTCTTAAATCAAAATGACTGATAGCTTCTTGAGAAGCATCTTGTAATCTTATTATATCTCCTAGATGTATATACTCCCAAGCACCCTCATTGATTGTATCTTCTATCTTCTTTAGTTTATTAATTAAGTTTAATGTTACTGCATCTATCTTTGGTTTAGTTTTTGTTGTCATAAAATTTCTCCTCTGTATTTTTTAAGTTATAAACATATGAAAGTATATCTTCGTGAGTATATCTTTCAGTAGCATCTATACCTACCAATGCTCGACATAGTTCTTCATACTTTTCTGTGTCACTCATAATCACTCTCCTCTTGTAATATTTTTATTGCTTCTTGTTTATTAAAAGTATCATAAGACATTGTTCTTTTACCTACATCTCCATTAGATACTTGATATTCTATTTTACCATTAGATAGTTTACTCTCTATTATCTTCCACATCATCACTCTCCTCTATA